CTGCTCGCAGGAGCAGACGCGGACCCGGACCTCGCGGTGGTGGTTGAGTCGCTGATGAAGTACGTCGCGAAGGCGGGCATCGAGCAGGGATTGATCTCACCGCCGCAACCCTAACCGCACCCCCTGCGCTGCCGGCACTGGCCGGCGGATAGTGTCACCATGCCGTTCTACAGCCTTCCGTCCGGCGGATCGCCCGTCCTGGCCGGCGTCACTGCGCCCACTGGCGGCGTCGGCAACGTCGGTGACCTGTTCATCGACAAGGCCGGCAAACTGCTCTACGGCCCGAAGGAAGCTGGCGGCTGGCCGACAGGGCCGATCGACCTGTCGAACGGTCCGACAGGCGCGACCGGCGTCACCGGCCCAACTGGCCCGACCGGGGCCGCCTCTACGGTGACCGGCCCAACAGGCGTCACAGGCCCAACCGGCCCAACAGGCGCCGCGTCCACAGTGACCGGCCCAACTGGCAGCACAGGGGCAGCTGGGTCGGTGGGCGCAACCGGCGCCACAGGCAGCGCAGGCGCCGCCTCGACTGTCACTGGCCCAACCGGCAGCACAGGTCCGGCTGGGTCGGTCGGAGCAACAGGCAGCACCGGCGCGACCGGGCCTGGAGTGACCGGCCCGACAGGCCCAACCGGCGTCGACGGACCGACAGGGCCATCAGGCGGACCGACTGGACCAACCGGCGAAGCGTCTACTGTGACTGGCCCAACGGGCAGCGCAGGGGCAACCGGAAGCACCGGCCCAACCGGCGCCGCATCGACCGGCCCAACAGGTCCGTCTGGCGGTCCGACTGGTGCAACAGGCCCAACCGGTCCGTCTGCGATTGGATTGATACTCGCACTGGCATAGGTGACACATGGCCGCGCCAAACATTGTCGGACCGACGAGCATTCTCGGAAAAACCGCCGTCCTGTCGTCCGTCACGGGCGCCACAGGGACGGTCCTTCTCAACAACGCCGCCAGTAGCGGCAAGGTGCTACAGGTCACAGCGATCTACGTCTCCAACGTCGATGGGACCAATCAGTGTGACGTCACTGTCAAGGTTCACGACCAAGACGACGGCGGCGGCACCGGGCGTGCCCTGTGCTCGACGGTCACGGTGCCGGCCGACGCCACGCTGATGGTCGTGACCAAGGACACGGGATTGTGGCTGGAGGAGGATCGGTCGATCGTGGTCACACCGTCGGCGTCGAACGACCTCGAGTTTGTTTGTAGCTACTTGGAGATTTCGTGACCTATGGCGCGCGTACCAGGCGGCTACATCGGCACGAGGCCGGCTTCGCCGACCACCAGTAGCGCGGTCGGCGTTTGGTCGCTAGGCGATCACTACTGGTACAAGCGCAACGGCACATGGCCAGCGCTAGGCGTCGATCCAAGTTTTGCAAATGTGCAGCTTCTCCTGCACATGAACGGCACGAACGGATCGACCACGTTCACCGATTCCAGTGGCACACCGAAAACAGTCACCGCTGCCGGCGGTGCACAGATCAGCACCACGCAGAGCAAGTTCGGGGGCGCGAGCGGCTCATTCGACGGGACCGGCGACTACCTGACTGCCACCGGTGCGGGCCTGGCGGTGGGTAGCGGCAACTTCACCATCGAGGGATGGTTTTACTTCAACTCGCTGCAGACCGGCATACGTACGCTTTGGGCACATCGATCAACGAACGCAACGATCGGCGGGGCGCTTGTGACACACTCGGCCGGCGCGTTGTCGCTGTACATCGCCCAAAGTTCAATCTTGTGGCAGGTGGTGGGCTTTTCTACCGGCCTCACGGTGTCAACGGCGACGTGGCACCACATCGCCCTCGTTCGTGACGGAAACACCATCCGCACGTTCTTGGATGGTGCGGCTGGGTCAACCACCACATTCACTGGCGCCGTGCATACGAGCGGCGATTTTTCTTTGATGGCCGGTGCACAGGACGGCACGCAGGAAGTGGATGGGTATTGCGACGAGTTCAGGCTGACGACCGTGGACGCCAGATACACGGCGGCCTTCGATCCGCCGACCGTGCCATTCCCCGACTCATGATCCTCGTCACCGGCGGCGCCGGGTTCATCGGCAGCCACATCGTCGAGCAGCTGCTCGAGGCTGGCCACCGGGTCGCGGTGCTCGACGACCTGTCCACCGGCCAAGCCTCCAACCTGCCGCACGGCGTGCCGGCGCACGTGGTGGACGTGCGTGACGCGGCGGCCGTGCTGCGTGTATTCGGTGAGCTGCGGCCGACGGCCGTCTGCCACCAGGCGGCGCAGATATCCGTCAGCCGCTCCGTGCGGGACGTGGCGATCGACACACAGGTCAACGTCCTGGGCACGATCAACGTGCTGGACGCCGCTGTGCGGCACGACTGCCGGCGGGTCGTCTTGGCGTCGAGCGGTGGCGTGGTCTACGGCAACGTGACCAAGCCGGCGGTCGAGGCGGCCGTCCGCGAGCCGGTCAGCCCGTACGGCATTGCCAAGCTGACCAGCGAGCGGTACCTGCAGTGGTACACCCACTACTACCACCTTCAGGCCGTCGCGCTCCGCTACGCCAACGTCTACGGCCCACGGCAAAGCCCGCACGGCGAAGCCGGCGTGGTCGCGATCTTCTGCGGCCGGCTGCTCGCCGGCGAGCCGGCGTTGATCCATGGCACCGGCGGCCAGGTCCGCGACTACGTGCACGTGCGCGACGTGGCCCGCGCCAACGTGCTGGCGCTGACGGCAGACCTGCCGTACGGCACCGCCTACACGGTCAACGTCGGCACCGGGTTCGGCACCAGCGTGGCCCAGCTCGAGCAGCTTGTCCGAGGCCACCTGGAGGCCGTCACGGGCCGGCCGATGCCGCCACCCGCCATGGGCAAGCCCCGCCCCGGAGACCTCGCCAGCAGCCTCGTGGACGCTTCCTGCGCGTGGGACCTCCTGGGATGGCTGCCGACCGTCGACCTGCCGGCCGGGATACGCGAAACCGCCAGGTATTTCGCCCAAACCTGACCCCCTCCGCGGCCTCCGCCCGGGTGGTCACGATTTCGGCATGGTCGACCATCTCGCGGGCCTTGTGCATCACGCGTACTACTGCGGCGAGATCGCCGCCGGCCGGCGTGCGGCCGAGCGCCTGCTGGCCGTGCCCGGGCTGCCCGTGGACGTCGAGCAGCTCGCCCGTGCGAACCGCGCCTGGTACACGCCGCTCGTGTCCGAGTTGGTGCCGGCGGCACGGCAGGTGCGGATCGACGTGACGCCGGCGAACGAGGGCTGGTCCACGTTCAACCCCACGCTCGCGGTCGTGGCCGGCGACCTAGTCGGCATCGTGCGGTCAAGCAACTACGCCATCACCAACCACCAGTACGTGATGCCGGAATCGGACGGCGGCGTGATCCGCACCGACAACCTCTTGGTCAGGTTCGCCCAAGACCTTTCGGTTGTCAGCCAGCGGCTCATCGTCGCACCGGACTATCCCAAGTCGGGCTACCCGGTCGACGGCCTCGAGGACTGCCGGCTGCGGTACACCGCCGACGGCCTAGGCGTGTCGGCCACCGTGCGGAACGCGGCCCCATGGACGGACGGACGCTGCCGCATCGCCACGGCGGACCTCGACCTGCGGTCGGCGACGCTCACGAACCTACGCGTACTCGACAGCATCTCGACGCAGGAGCACGAAAAAAACTGGATGCCATTCATGGGATCGCTTGGCGGCTGGCTGTACACGTGCCACCACGACGGCCACCTGGTCACGGTCGACGACAACCCGGACGTGCCAGGCGGTTACCTGCTGTCGAGGCGCGGTGCCACCACGCCGCTCGTCAAACGCTGCCGCGGCGGGTCGCAGCTCGTGCCGTTCGACGGCGGCTGGCTCGGCGTGGTGCACGAGGTGTGCTACGTCGGGCACCAGCGCGTCTACGAGCATCGCCTGGTCTGGCTCGACGAGTCGCTGCGTCTGGCCAAGGTCTCGCCGTGGTTCGCGTTCCACGCGCCGCGTGTGATCGAGTTCGCGGCCGGGATTGCGGTGAAAGAAAACAACGTCGTGATTTCTTACGGCCTGCACGACGCCGAGGCGTGGTTGTGCGAGCTGCCGGTGCCCGCCTGCCAGGAGCTGCTCGATGCCACCCTCTAGGGAGCAGGTACTGGCGGCGCTCGTCGACGTCTGGCGGCCTGACGATTGGTTCCGGCTGACGGACGACGTGGCCGGCCACTACATGAACAAGGCCAGCGTGTGCGCCGAGGTGATGCCGCAGACGGTCATCGAGATCGGCACGCGGTGCGGGTACTCGCTCGCGGCGTTTGCCGTGGCGGCACCCATGGCGCGGTACCTGTGCATCGACGGCGGCCTCGACGACGACTCGCCGGCCTGCCTGAAACACTGGCACGCCGTGCGAGCACGCCGCGGCATCGACGCACAGCTCGTGGTCGTGGACACGCAGCACGTCCGCGAGCTGCCGCCGGCGGATTTTGCGCACGTCGACGGCGATCACTCGTACACCGGCGCGCTACGGGATCTGCGGCTGGTGGCGGGCTGCCCGACCATTTTGGCCGACGACGTCTGCAATCCGCACGTCCGGCGGGCGGTGCTGGAGTTTTGTGAGCAGCACAGGCGACCCGCCAGGTGGATCGACGACGGCCTCCGACAGTGCGCGGTGATCACATGAGGATTGGCGTCTACGCGATCGCGAAAAACGAAGAGTCGCACGCGCTCGACTGGGCGGATTCGACCGACGGCGCCGATGTCGTCGTGGTTACAGATACCGGGTCGACCGACACGACGCCACAGCGGCTGCGGTCGGCCGGTGTCACGGTGATGACTGGCAACGTTGTGCCGTGGCGGTGGGACGACGCGCACAACCTGTCGCTCTACCACCTGCCGGACGACGTGGACGTGTGCGTCCGCCTGGACCTTGACGAACGCCTACAGCCCGGGTGGCGGGAGGCGATCGAGCGGGCCTGGACGGGCAACGTGAACAACCTGCGCTACCGCTACGTGTGGTCGTGGAAGTCGCCCGGCGTGCCCGGCCTGGTCTTTCTGTCCGACCGCGTGCACGCCCGCCGAGGGTTCCGCTGGTCGGCGCCAACGCACGAGGGCCTTGTGTGCTGGTCGGGCGAGAAGGTGCAGGCCGTGGCCGACGGCCTTGAGATTCACCACCACCGCACGCCCGGGAAGCGGCACAAGACTGACCTCGAGCTGCTCGAGGTCGCCGTGCGGGAGGCGCCGCACGATGCACGCGCCCACTGGTACCTGGCCCGCGAGCAGGAGTGGGCGCAGCACCCGGCAGCGGCCGCGACGTTCGTGCACTACCTAAGCCTGCCCGGGACATCCACGGAGCGATCGTACGCCTATCGGGCGCTCTACCGCCTGACGCACGACGAGCAGCACCTGCACAAGGCCGCGCACGAGGCCAAGGGCGAGCCGGACGCGTGGCAACAGCTTGCCTACCTGCACTACCAGCGGCAGGAGTGGCGCGAATGTCTGACGTTTGCCGAGGCCGCGATCAATGCGACCGGCGAGCCGACACACGCCACGGATCCTGACGCAGTCACCCGCGCGTACGACCTGGCTGCCGTGGCTGCGTGGAACCTGGGCGAGCGGCCACAGGCCCTGCAGTACGCCCGCGAGGCCGTGCGACGATGCCCGGACGATCCGCGGCTTGTCAAGAACGTCGAGCAGATGGAGGCGGCATGAGCACGCTACGCGAGATCGCCGACGCGCTGGCCGACGGCCTCGACGCCGAGACGTTCACGGCGGTGACCACGCAGCCGGCCGTCGAACGCGTCAACTGGCCCACCTACACGATCGAGGACATGGCCGACCCGGTCATCGCCGTGATGCCGGGCACGGTGGCGATCGAGCGGGTGGATCGCACGCACCACCAGTACGACTACCAGGCAACCGTGTTCGTCGGCCGGCACACACCGAGCGACGAGCTGGCCGACGAAATGCTCGACCTCGCTGAAGAGGTCGCGGACGTGATCCGCGCCCACACTTGGGATGAAGCTGTCCAGTTCCCGGCCGGCGTGACATCGCCGGTCGAGGTGGCGATCGAGATCAACCCGGACGACGCACTGTCGGAGCGGAACGTGTGGCGGGCGGTCGTCACGGCCACCTACAGGGTGTTCCGCTGATGGCAAAGGTCGGCGGCAATCGGCGTCCAGTGTCGGCCGCGACGGCCGCCCAGCGGGCGATGACCGCCAAGGTCAAGGGGCAGTTTTTTGACCGCGCGAAGATGCGGCGACTGCTCGAGCGAGCGAATTACGAGGCGCTGAAGAAGGCCGGCATGGACATCCGGCAGGCGTCGAAAAAGGGCATCGGACAGAACGCGCCCAAGAAGACGAAGGCCGGGCAGCGCGAGGTCAAGGCCGGCGCCGTCGTCGAGTTCATGAACGGTCTCTACCGGGACCTGACCATGCTTGGCAGCGGCAAGCCGCGGCCGGCAGGCAAGCCGCCCAAGTCGTGGTCGCCCAAGCGCTGGCTGTACAACGACATCATGTATTTCTGGGACAACTCGTCCCGCAGCGTGGTCATCGGCCCGCTCAAGTCGGACTGGCTGGCCAGGCTGCACGAGTTTGGCGGCACGCTGACGCTCACGGCCTGGCGGATCGGCGTGGGTGCCGCCAGGCGTGCCAAGGACGCACGCGACGCCGGCAAGCCGATTCCGAGACGCGCTGGCGGCGACTACGACTACGGCGCCATTTTGTGGACGCACAAAGGCTTCCGCGGATCGCGTAACTGGGACAAGACGACGATCACGCGTTCGGCACGCTACCCCAAGCGGCCATTCATGGCAGGCGCCGCCGGCGTGCAGAAAGTCGTGGCGCGTATTTTCACGCGTTTCCGCGACACCATACGCGCTGCCTGACGGCCACACCCCCTGCGGCGGATCCTGCCTGCACCCGTACCCTGCCAGTGACACCTGCAGGAGTCACGCATGGCCATCACGCTCGGCAAGGACGTCACCATTACGGGCATTACCAATGCCCGGTCGGTGACAGTCAACAACACCGCGAACGAGGTGGACGTCACCAAGTTCGGCGACACGGCCCGCAAGTTCATTAAGGCGCTCGTCGAGCAGACCGTCGAGGTCGAGTGCGTCGACGTGCCATCTGCGGGTGGCAGCACGCTGGACGTCGGCGAGACGTTCACGCTGTCCGGCACCGACACGGGTGACGTGACGTACGTCGTCACCAACATCGCCAAGAGCGAGCCGATCGACGGCATCATCACCTACACCGTCAGCGCCCAGCGCTACAAGACGCAGTCCTGACCAGGAGACACATTCGCCATGGCGATCACCCTCGGAAAAGCCGCAAGCGCCCCACCGTTCGGCACCGACATCATCTCCGCGACGTACACGGAGGAGGCGGAGGTGATCGACGTGTCGAACCGTGGCAACGTCGGCACTGGTGCTGTCGGGCATCGGGCCTTCGACACCGGATTCAAGTCGAAGCTGTGGGAGATCGAGTGCCACGACGTGACGGGCGTTCTGGCACAGCTGACCAGCAACACCGCAACGTCCAATTTCGTCGTCATGGGCGTGACGGAGAACATCGGCATCGATGGCGCCGTTACGTTCACGATTACGGCACGCGAGGGAGGCATCTAGGCCGTGGCGATCACGCTCGGCAAAGATGCGACCCTAAGCGTAGGCGGCACGATCGCCAGCGTGCGGAACGTGCAGTTTCGCGCGTCATCTCGCACGATCGAGATCGAGGAGTACGGCACGCGGGAGGCGGCCGTGTACTCGACCGGCTGGAACGCCTCGGTGTCGTTCGAGATCAACGACGATGCCGACATGGACCTCGACCTGCTGCTCGACGGCACGCTGGTGGCCGTCAGCGGAGGAGAAGCCGGCTGGTCGTTCGACGCGATCGTGACGGACATCACGGAGGCCGCATCGCTCGACGGCGTCGTGACGTGGCAGGTCGAGTGCGCGTTGACCCGATCCGGCCTGAGGGCGTGACCTATGCGTGAGTTCAAGGACGACGAGGGCCGGCCATGGCGGCTGGTGATGACCGTCGGCGCGGCGGCCCGGGTCCGCGACCTGGTGCAGATCGATATCGTCGACGAGGAACCACAAGCCGACGGGTCGACCCGCAAGGTTGATCGCCGGATACCGTTCGACTTGATCGACGTGTCCAACATCGGCCGCGCCCTCGAGGTCATCCGCTCGCGGTACACGACCGTGGGCGAGGTGCTCTACGCGATGATGTGCCGACAGGTCGACGAACGGAAGATGACACGCGAAGACTTCCTGGACGGCCTGCGTGGTGACTCGCTCGAGGCGGCGCAAAAGGCGCTCGAAGAGGAGCTGGTCGATTTTTTCCCGCTGCGCCTCCGACGCATGATTGCCCAGCTCGTCAGCCGCATGGACGAGCTGCAGGCCGAGCTGGCCAGTCGGGCGGAGGCACAACTGCAGCAGACCACCGTGGAATCCCTGCTCGAAGTATCTGGGACGCCATCTACGAGGCCGCAGGAATCCTCGGAGTACATCCCGGAGAGTGGACCGTCCGCCAACTGTTCGCCGCTCGAGACGCTCGTCTAGAGCAGGATTGGTGGCACACCGCCTACCTGCTGGCGCTGCAGAAAAACCTGCACCGCGAGAAGGGGCAGCCGGCCGCCAAACCGCACGAATTCAATCCGTTTGCCCCGAAGGCGAAACCTAGACAGGCAACGCCCGAGGAAATACGCCGACTCCTCGGACCAGACTGGCACCAGGTGCAGACATGAGCGCAAACGCAGTCCGCCAGGGTCGTGTCTACGTCGAGATCGGCGCCGATCCGAAAAAGCTGTTTGCAGCGCTCGGCACGGTCAACAAGCGCATCGGGCAGCTCGGCTCGTCGATGATGTCCATCGGCAACCGGCTGATGGCCGCAGGGTCGGCGATCACGGCGCCGATTCTTGGGGCGGCCGCTGCGTTCTCTGAGGTCGGCGACGCGGTGGCCAAGATGGCCGCCAGGACGGGGCTGTCGACGGAGGCTGTGTCCGCGTTTGGGTTCGCGGCCGGTCAGTCTGGCACCGACATCGGCACGCTCGAGAAGGGCGTCCGCACGATGCAGCGGACGCTCGACACGGCGGCACAAGGCGGCAAGGCGGCGAGCAAGGCTTTTGAGCGATTGGGTGTCGACGTCGGCACCCTGCAACAGCTGTCGCCTGAAGATCAGTTTCTCGCGTTGTCTGATGCGTTGGCTGCAGTTGAAGACCCGGGCGAGCGTGCGGCGCTCGCTATGCAGGTGTTCGGCCGAGCCGGAACGGCGCTCCTGCCGATGTTCAGCGACGGTGCAGCCGGTATCCGCGCGCTCATGGCACAGGCGGAGCAGCTCGGCATCGTCATGGATGCCGGCACCGCCAAGTCTGCCGAGCGTCTGAATGACTCGATCGGCGAGTTGATGACGGCCTTGAAGGCGATTACTGTGACCGTCGGTGCAGCGGTGGCACCGGCGCTTTCTGGTTTGTCATCGAGCGTCGCGATCGTCGCCGGCCAGGTCGCCAAGTACGTTTCCGAAAACAAGGCGTTCGTCGGGCAGGCGCTCGCAATCGGCGCCGCCTTTGTTGGTGTCGGTGCGACCCTGACGGCCGCCGGCTTCGCCTTTCAAACCGTATCGGCTGGCATTTCAGCGCTCGTTGGCCCGCTCATGTCCACGATCAAGGTCGCCTATCAGGTGG